ACGGGCGCGACGGGTGTCACAGGTGCTACCGGCCCAACTGGTCCGCAAGGCCCTGCTGGCGCGACGGGCGCGACGGGTGCCACGGGTGCTACCGGCCCGACTGGACCGCAAGGCCCTGCTGGTGCGACGGGCGCGACGGGTGTCACAGGTGCTACCGGTCCAACTGGACCGCAAGGTCCTGCTGGTGCGACAGGCACGACGGGTGCCACGGGTGCCACAGGTGCTACCGGCCCGACCGGCCCGCAAGGTCCAGCTGGAACCGTTACGCCTGGGGTAGCTGTGGCCAATTTGGAGCCGAACTCCAATTTGCCCACAGTTGCGGCTAAAGTCAACGAATTGCTGGCTTCTCTCCGGGCGGCTGGTATCATCGCGACCTGATTTTCCTGCCGGCGCTTCTGTTCTGGGAGCGCCGGCGTTTAAATAAGAAGGAGGTCTTCTATGCGCCATTATAAGGTCTGTGTCTACGCCATATGCAAAAATGAGGCACAGTTTGCGCGTCGTTGGATGGCGTCGATGTCGGAAGCGGATGGAGTCTACGTTCTGGATACCGGCTCGGATGACGGGACGCCTGAGCTGCTCCGGTCGTTAGGCGCGTATGTGGAGCAGGAAAGCGTCCAGCCCTGGCGTTTTGATGTTGCCCGGAACCGTTCTCTGGAGCTGGTTCCGTTGGACACGGACATCTGTGTTTGCACGGATTTAGACGAAGTTTTCCATCCGGGCTGGCGGATACTGTTGGAGCAGGCTTGGACGCCGGAGGCGGGGCAGGCGACCTACCGTTACACCTGGAGTTTCCAACCGGACGGCGCGGAGGGCGTCGTTTTCTGGTACGAGAAGATCCACGCCCGGCGGGGCTACTGCTGGACGCATCCGGTCCACGAGGTGCTGACCTGGACGGGGGAAGGCAAGCCTGGTCCGACGGTGGTTGCGGACGGGGTACAGTTGGACCACCACCCGGACCCGAACAAATCCAGAGCGCAGTATCTGCCGTTACTGGAGCTATCCGTAGCGGAGGACCCGGAGGACGACCGGAATATGCACTACTTAGGGCGGGAGTATCTGTTCCGTGGACGTTGGGACGACTGCATTGAAACGCTGAAGCGGCATTTGGCCATGCTGCGGGCGAACTGGGCGGATGAGCGGGCGGCGTCCATGCGGTACATAGCCAAGGCGTTTTTGGGGAAGGAGGAGCCGGAACAGGCGCGGGACTGGTACTTGCGAGCGATTGCGGAAGCGCCGCATTTACGGGAGGCGTACTTAGACTTAGCGATGCTGTTGTACCAGCAGGAGCGATGGGATGGGGTGTTGTACTTCACTTCCTGCGCTCTGGAAATTAAAACCCGGCCACGGAATTACATCAGTGAGGCTGCCGCCTGGGGAAGCCTTCCGTTTGATCTCCGGGCGATTGTTCTGTATCAGACCGGTCGGACCTGTGAGGCTCTGGAAGCCGCAAAGCAGGCGCTGGCGTTAGAACCACACAATGATAGGCTGCGCGGAAACGTAGCGGCCTTGGAACACCTGTTAAGTAAGGAGGCATAAATTTATGGCTTATGGAAGTGTAAATGTGCCAGGAGTTGAAGCAACTGGCCCGTTTTACGCCACTTGCTCAACAAGCAGCGAAACTGCCGCCAAGGTCGCTTCCTGCTCCTGGTTTACCCTGAAAACAGGGGCTGTCGTGGCCGTGAAATTCTCCGAAACTAACCACGCCGAAAACCCTACTCTTAACGTCAACGGGTCCGGCGCGAAATATATCAAAACAACCGCAAACAGCGACCCAGAAGGTCTTATCTCTGGCTCCACAACTCCGGGAAGTAATGCGTGGGTTCAAGGCGAAGTTGTGACCTTTGTCTATGACGGCACATACTGGATCATGGTCAACGGGATGACGGCCTCCGTGTACTGGTACGGCTTGACGAGGCTGTGCAGTGATGTAAATAACAGCAGTTCCACGCTCGCCGCTACCGCTTCCGCTGTAAAATCCGCTTACGACCACGCCGATCAGGCCGTCAAACAAATCGGCGATATCGCCGCGCTGCTGGACGCTATCAATGGAGAGGTGATCTGAGATATGGGAACTGCCGCCGATAAACTCAACAAGCTCATCGAAACAAAAGCCGCCATCAAAGCGGCCATCGTAGCGAAGGGCCAAAGCGTGCCCGACTCTACCAAATTTGCCGATTACCCCGCCAAAATCCAGGCCATCCAGACCGGTACGGATACCTCCGACGCCACCGCTACTGCCGCTAGTATCCTCTCTGGCAAGACCGCCTACGTCAAGGGCGCGAAAATAACCGGGAATATCGCCACCAAAACTTCTAGCAATCTGTCTGTCAGCGGAAAAACCGTTACCGTTCCAGCCGGTTACTACGCCAGCCAGTGTACCAAGTCCGTCTCTGCCGCAACTCAGGCTACACCCTCCATCACGGTCGGCACCGACGGCCTTATCACCGCTTCCGCCACGCAATCCGCCGGTTACGTCTCCTCCGGGACCAAAAGCGCGACCAAGCAGTTGACTACCCAGGCCGCCCAGACCATTACGCCGGGAACTTCCGATAAGACTATCGCTTCCGGGCGTTACCTCACCGGTACCCAGACCATCAAGGGTGACGCGAACCTGATTGCCTCCAATATCAAGAAGGGCGTCACAATCTTCGGCGTGACGGGAACTTGCGAAGAAAAAGTCCCGGATTTGCAGATAAAAGTAATGGTGCGTGACGGGATGCCATATCCAGTAAAAGTTGTAATGCCTTCAGGAAAAGAAGTGACGACCAGGACAGATTCTATGTCCGGACCTTATGAGATTTTAACATATAACGTAAATGAATATGGTACGCATACCGTTCATTTTGAAAATGGGACTAAAAAAACAACAAATTTTTATTCTGGTGGATCGACTTCAGCAACAATATATTCAACAATTTAGTTGTTGCTATCGCTATCTCATGTTATCGGAAATCAGAACAGAGGATCTAAAAAGGAGGCTGAACCAAAATGCCGGAAGGAAAATGCACACCCGCAGCGGAGGAAATCGCCTGCCCCGGTCTCCCCCGGCTTGCGGTTGTGGAATCGGACCTAGCCGAACTGCGTAGACAAAACGCAAAAACACATGAGCGTTTCGGGGAACGTATCGGCGAGTTGGAAAAACACAATGAGGTGCAGGATGTTCTGTTCAAAACGACAACAGAACGCCTCGGCGAAATGAGCGTCACCATGCGGGAACAGAAGGATGAGATCCGGGAAATCGGCCGTCAGATCCCCGTTATGACGCAAAGCCTGGCGACTTTGCAGGAGAGCCACCGCGCAACTGACAGCGACGTCGATGAACTCAAGGAAAAACCCGCCAAACGCTGGGACAATATGACTAGTCAGATCATTACTCTCGTCGTTGCCGCTATTGTGGGTTTCATCTTGGCCAAATTGGGCCTTAGCGGCTGACACAGGGGTGAGTCGAATGATGAAAAGTGTAACCCGGTTTCTGTTCGTGACGACTCAGCTCGCCGCTCTGGTCTGGGTGAGCGTATCCTACTTAATCGCTATCTACGCCACCGTCAGGCTTGGCCAACCTTTCCCCGTCGTGGAGTTGAGCCAGCAGGCCATTGACACCATCCTGGGCGCAAGCGCTCTGAAAGTAATCGAGAACGTCTTTGAACACAACGACGGCGGACTCTTTGGCCGCCATATTCAGGAGGAATCCCATGATTGACCTGACACCAGTCGCGAACGCGCTGATTGCACTTGCGGCGGCGATGCTCACGGCCTTTGTCATTCCGTGGCTTAAGGCGCGGACATCGGCGCAGGACCGGGAAGAAATGCTGAAATGGGTGGAGATTGCAGTCTCCGCCGCGCAGCAGATGTACCACCAGCTGGACGGCGAACACCGCAAGCAGTACGTTCTGAACTGTCTTTCTGCGAAGGGTTATGACGTCAACGACGCGGATGTTGAGAATGCGATTGAGGCAGCGGTACTGAAGCTGCACCAGAACTTGAAAGGGGAAGAAAGATGAACGCTGGCTATCTCTACGATGTTTTTGAGGTCACAAAAAGGGTCAAGGCCCCCGATTTGAATACTGGCCTGGCCGTACTCCAGAACTCCAACCCTGTCCGTGATCCTGCGGAACTCAGAGAGATCCGGGAGTTTTTGGGCAGGCACTATGACGTCCTTACCAAAGCCTACCAGACCGGCAACAAGGCTGACTTTGCCGTTGCTGTCGCTCAGTGCGAGGCGGAGGACGCCGCGCAGAAGGAGGAAAAATAATGGAACAGTACATCGGAATGAAACTCGTGGAAGCGGAACCCTGCCCGGCCTGGAAAGATGCAGGCGAACACAAAACCGGCGACCCCGGCTACCGGGTGCGGTACCCTGATGGGTACATCAGCTGGTCGCCGAAAGACGTGTTTGAAGCCGCATACCGGCCTGTCAAGCACATGAACTTTGGCATTGCCATCGAGGCCGCGAAACGCGGAGAAAAAATCAGGCGGCGCGGCTGGAACGGGAAAAATCAGTATGTGGAGCTGGCCTCCGGTATCAGCTACACAAGCCTCGCTGGAAATACCGTCAACGCGGACCATGCGGCTATCGGCAATCAGGCTTTCGCTTTTGTCGGGACTTCCGGGGTGCAAATGGGCTGGTTAGCCTCTCAGGCCGATATGCTCGCCGATGATTGGGAGATTGTACGGAACGCCGCTGCGCAGGAGGCCCGCAATGACGGCTGAACGTATCCTGGCTATTGCCAGAGCCGAAATCGGCACGAAGGAGTCCCCGCCCGACTCCAACAAATGCAAATACAACACCGCCTACTATGGCCGCGTGGTCTCTGGTAGTGCCTATCCCTGGTGCGCCGTGTTCGTCTGGTGGTGCTTCCGGGAAGCCGGGGCGTCGGCATTGTTCTACAACGGAAAGAAAACCGCCTCCTGCCCGAAGCTCCTGACCTACCACAAAGGCCAGGGACAGGCCGTACAGGGCACCTTCGGCTACAAGCCCGGAGATATTATCTTCTTCAATTTCTCCGGCAAGAAAAATGCCGCCCACGTTGGGATCTGCGAGTC